GCCCGGGGAGAAATACTGCGAGCACAAGATGGGTATAACTGAGCGCGGTGAGCCGACAGGGTTCTTTTCTAATAATGTTTGGCTCCGTGGGGTGGCTGACCTGATTATTGTTGATGGGGACAAGGCAAGGATTGTTGATTATAAAACCGGGAAGTCGGCTAAATATGCCGATACAAAACAGTTAGATTTAATGGCGTTGTGTACATTTGCCCACTTCCCGCAAGTCAATGAAATAAAGGGTGGATTATTATTTTTAGTATGTCACGACCTTATAAAAAGAAGTTATACTAGGGACGATGTACTAGGTATAATGCGGGACTGCACGGCAAACTATTCTTGGTTGGTCAAGACGTATCAGGAAAATGTGTGGAATCCACGGCCTAACTTCTCTTGCCGTAGTTACTGCCCTGTTTTAAACTGCGTACATAACGGACGAAATGTATAAAGTCGATGCTAACGGGGACAAGTATCGTGAGGTTTATTTACACACGGTGGTGGTGTTTACACCGCCCATGAAAAAGGATAAAAAGGTAACGATGTTTACCTACTTCGTACCAAAAGCATCGATGGCGGTAGACGAGTTTTACAAAGCAAACCCAACCGTACCTATTATTAGGACATTTAGTTTGGGGACAAGACCCCATAGAATTTACGAGGACTAGCCATGCCTTATGTGAATAAAGCCAGACCCTATAAGAAAGAATACGAACAGCAAGTTGCCCGAGGTGAGCATGAGAAACGCATGGAGCGTCAGCGTGCCCGCCGTGCCCTAGATAAAAAAGGCAAAGATGCCAATGGCAACGGCAAGGCTGATGCCCGAGAAGGTAAAGATGTCCACCATAAAAAAGCGTTGTCCAAGGGTGGCTCCAATAAAGACGGCACAGTAGTGGTTTCCCCTAGTACAAACAGGTCTTTTAAACGGAACTCTAACCATAAGTTGGTGTCTGAAATAAGTACGAAAGAACGCAAGTCCCGTTAAATCAACCCCTCTTGGGCGGGTAGCCCATGCTGAGAGCCTATGCAACTTGTTCAAAACAATCGAGCCTTAGTGTTAAGGCTCAAGAATCCTGACCCCGTTTTAGCCACCATACCCAAAAGCAAACTGCTTTCTCAGGATGGAGAAGTCAGTCAGGTGCTAGTCAAGTGGGGGTTGGAAGAGTCTCAACAACTTAATCAATTACGCATAAAGAACGTACCTAGTCCTATCCGTAGGGACTACAACTGGCCCGGGTTCCACAGACCGATGGCCCATCAGATCAAGACCTCTTCGTTTCTGACCCTAAATAAAAAGGCATTTTGTTTCAACGAGCAGGGCACGGGTAAGACCGCCTCCTGTATTTGGGCGGCTGACTATCTAATGACGATAGGCGTGATCAAACGTGTCCTAATTATCTGTCCCCTTTCCATCATGGACTCGGCATGGCGTTCTGACTTGTTTACCTTTGCCATGCACCGCACCGTGGATATTGCCTACGGGCAACCCAAGAAAAGAAGGAAGATTATTAACGGCAACGCAGAGTTCGTGATCATCAACTATGACGGGGTGGAGATTGTCCAAAAAGAACTTCAAGAGGCTGACTTTGACCTAATTATTGTGGACGAGGCCAACGCCTATAAGAACAACACAACCCGCAGATGGAAGTGCTTATGGAACTTGGTGATGCCCAAGACTTGGCTTTGGATGCTGACCGGAACCCCGGCGGCGCAGTCCCCGGAGGATGCTTTTGGCTTGGCTAAGTTGATCTGCCCCGAGCGTGTTCCCAAGTTTAGAGGGGCTTGGAAAGACCAAGTGATGGTAAAGATCACACAATTTACTTGGATTCCTAGAAGAGATGCCGTGGCGTTAGTTCATGCTGCACTGCAACCAGCCATACGGTTTACTAAAGACCAATGCCTAGACTTGCCTGAGATGACCTATACCACCCGTATAGTTCCCCTGACCGCTCAACAGTCGCACTATTACAAAAAGATAAAGACCGAGATGTTGGTTCGGACGGCTGATGAACAAATCACGGCGGTCAACGCTGCCACCGTTATGAACAAACTCCTTCAGTTGTCATGCGGCGTTGTCTATTCCGATAGTGGCGAGGCCGTTGCCTTTGACGGCAGAAACCGACTAAACGTCATGTTGGAAGTTATTAGGGAAACTACTAATAAAGTTTTGATTTTTGTGCCATTTCGGCACGCCATCGAGGTGGTATCGGAAACCCTAACTAAAGAAGGCATAACAAACGAGGTCATCTCAGGGAGCGTAAGTGCGACTAAACGAGCAGATATTTTCAGGAGATTTCAACAGGAGACAGACCCCCGCGTGCTGGTCATACAGCCCCAAGCAGTGGCTCACGGAGTGACCCTGACTGCCGCAGATACCGTCATTTGGTTCGGCCCCACCATGAGCCTAGAAACCTATCTACAAGCCAATGCACGGGTACACAGGCAGGGACAGACCAACAAGACAACCGTTGTCCATTTGCAAGGATCAGGCGTAGAAGCACAAGTCTACGGGGCGCTTAGAAGAAAAGAAGATGTCCATTCAAAAGTCGTGGAACTTTTCCATAATGTTGTTGACAAAGTAAACAACAGTAACGAGAATGGAGAAAATCATGGATAACATTGGAGCCGATAAACTTGCCAAGGTCTACCTCAAGATGAGGGACAAACTAGAAGAGATGCGCCATGAGTTTGAGACCCAAGAGGCCGAACTCAAAGGCAAGATGGAAGTCGTAGAGAAAGCCATGCTAGAAGTCTGCAAGGCCACAGGTGCGGACAGCATCAAGACCCAGTTTGGCACGATCATCAAGTCGGTCAAAACCCGCTATTGGACTAACGATTGGGAGTCCATGCACCGCTTTGTTCGTGACCATCAAGTGCCTGACCTTCTTGAGCGGCGTATCCATCAAACCAACATGAAGACTTGGATTCAAGACAATCCCGGTCTCTTGCCCGAAGGACTCAATAACGAGTCCCGTTATTCTGCAACTGTAAGGAGAAGCAAATGAGCGGAGAAATGACGCTTTTTAAAGGCAATTTGCCTGATTACCTGAAGAACCGTAGCCTCTCGGCTACCACCCGTGCGCTTATGGGTACGTCTCAAAACAAGCGTATCTCCATCCGTGGCGGTGTATTCCGCATGATGGTTGGTGGTCAAGAAACTGCGAAGTCTGACGAGCGCACCATGCAAGTTGTTATCGTGACTGCGGCGGAACACGTTAGTCGTACCTTCTACGCAGGGCAGTATGAGGAGGGAGAGCAAGTACCCCCGGCTTGTTGGTCTGCTGATGGGGTGCGTCCTGATGCAAGCATCAAAGAACCACAGTGCCAAACCTGTGCCAACTGCCCACAAAACGTGGCTGGTTCCGGTCAAGGCGATTCCCGTGCTTGCCGTTTCTCTCGCCGTCTTGCTGTAGTTTTGGCTAACGATATGAATGGTGATGTGTTTCAGTTGGTGCTTCCGTCTAAATCAATCTTTGGCAAGGTTGAAAATAGCAAGATGCCTTTGGAAGCCTACGTTAAATACTTGGCGGCACATGGCGTCAACGTAGAAGATGTAGTTACGGAGATGCGTTTTGATACTGACAGCGCTACACCCAAACTTACGTTCTCACCTGTGCGTCCGTTGGAAGAGAACGAGCACAATATTTGCTCTTTGAAAGCACAAACCCAAGAGGCTAAAAACGCAATCACTATGAACGTCGCGCAAACCGATGGCGTAGTGGAGAAGCGTTTGTCTGTATCTCGCCCCGTTGCTAAGGCTGAACCCGCTGAAGCAGTCGAGGAACCAACTAAACGACCTACTAAGAAGCAAGAAGAAGTTCCCGCCAAAGATGCGGCGGCTCTTGTGGACGAGTGGGACGACTAAGTTATGGGGGAAAGCAGGGGAATAACTGTTTCATGTTATGAGCGTGAGATGCGGTTGTTGGACACACCCTGCTAGTACCCCTCCCCCTTCCTACCCCTAGGAACGCCATCCATTAGGTGAGGCTCAACTCGCGTCGGGCGAGGTTAGTGGATCCCGACACCTTTTACTTACTGGGGATGACCGTGGTCGGCTACACACTTTCAATCGTAAAAAAGAACGCCGAAGCAGATCAATCTAAGATTGGTGTGCAGTTGGGCAGAATATGTATTGCGAAGAACGTGCCCGTGCAAACTGTGGCAAGTTACTTTGGTATGACAAGATCAGGCGTGTATTACTGGTTCGCTGGAGAACGTGAGCCAAGGAAGGTTTCTGTAAAAGAAATCCAAGACTTCATAAAAAATTTAGCCGAGTAAATAATGCAAGAATTTTTAAGAGCCATTCTTGCCGGGGAAGGACACTATTGCATTACGGGACTGAAGAAGAACGATCAGCACCCAGCAATACAGTCGTTTTTTGACAAGTTAGAAGATACAGACCAAGCCATAAAGACTTTCCTTTCCGAGCGGAGAGATGTCTACTTTGCGCTGGCTACGTTCAAAGATCCTAATGCACCCAAGCCACGCGCTCAGGAAAACGTAGTACGTATAAAGTCGTTATGGATTGATATTGATTGCGGTGAAGAAAAGGCCAAAGCCTTAAAAGGCTACCTCGACAAGGAGGCCGCTTTACTTGCGCTTGAAGAATTTTTAATCAAAACTAAGTTGCCAGAACCTGCCTTGGTTGATTCGGGCGGTGGGATACATGGGTACTGGGTGCTTGATCGGGAGTTATCCCGCGAGGAGTGGCAACCCCTTGCCGATGGCCTAAAAGAGTTGTGCCTAAAAGAAGGTCTGTTAATTGACGCTGGATGCACAGCAGATGCGGCACGGATTCTCAGGGTTCCTAACACCTACAATTTCAAGGAGGAGACACCAAGGCAGGTTCGGCTCCTATCGCCACCTGACACAACTTATAGCGTAGACATTATAAAAAGTGTTTTACCCGAAGTTGCACCTAAGCCTCTTGCAGGACTAAGTGGCAAAAAGAATCTCAGCCCTTTAACCAAAGCGCTAATGGGCAATCAGGTATGTTACTTTAAAAATATTATGCTGCGTACCGCAAAAGGTACGGGGTGTCAGCAACTAGCCCACATCTATCAAAATCAACATGACTCTTCTCAGGTAGACTACAACATGTGGAGAGCGGCTTTGTCCGTTGCGGAGCACTGCGAAGATAGAGATCGTGCAATACATAAATTATCTGAAAAGCATCCAAACTATGATCCTACTGAAACAGAAAACAAGGCATCTGATACTCGGGGTGAAGGCAAAGGCCCCTTCCTTTGTACGACGTTTTCGGAATATCGCCCCGGAGGGTGTGATGGTTGTAAACATCTCGGGAAAATTAAAAGCCCTATCGTACTTGGTCGAGAGATTGCCGAATCCAAAGAAACCGAAGTAACCGTTAAGGAAGAAAGCGCTTCTGGTACGGTTAATGAAATAGTCTATGAGATCCCAGAGTTACCTGACCCTTACTTCCGTGGTCGCAAGGGTGGCATCTATAGGCGGGG